GAGAAGGTTGCGGAGTTCTGCGACAACCGTGTCAGCGTTCACCGGTTCGCGGAGATCGCGGTTGCGGTCTGCCGGATGTTTGCCGGGCCGGGCGGAAGAGGGGCGTTCCTGATCTGGGAGGCAACTGGTCCGGGGCGAAGCTTCGGGAAAGCTGTCATCGACGATTGCCGGTACGGGAACGTCTACTACCGAACTGACGACCAGTCAGTCAAGAAGAAGGTGAGTGACAGGCCCGGTTGGTTCTCAACGAAGGACGGCAAGGTCGACCTGTTGACCAACTACCGTCAGGCACTGTTTAGTCGTAAGTTCATAAACCCGTCGATACGTGCTATGAATCAGGCGATGGAGTTCATCTATACACCGAACGGGTCAATCGAGCATAGTGGGTCATCCATGACCATAAACCCCACGGATCGGGGCGACAGTCACGGTGATGTTGTGATAGCCGATGCCCTTGCAGCGAAGTTGCTTCGGGAGCGAGAGGTCAAGCACAAGCCGAAGTCGACTCAAGGTCCGCCCGTGATGTCTATGGCATGGCGACGACAGGAACACAATCGGGATCTTGCTTCAGCATCCAGTGGCTGGGATTAATATGAACGTCAACGACCGTTTACACATACAACGCCTACGGCGTGCAATTGAGTCGAGCCGCTCACGCCTTGAGCCATTCCGCGCCCGTCATAGGTATGGCATCAAACAGATGGTGGGGGAGAACTACGGGGACCACGGTGCCGACAAAGACACCCGTGTGAACATGATTGAGTTGGCGTCGAATGTTTATGAACGCCAGTTGATCGCTCGCCCCCCGCAGGTGCTGTGCTTCACCAAAGACCCCAAGTGGCTTCAGTCTGGAAAGAAGCTTGAGGTTGTACTCAACGAGAAGCTGAAGGAACTCAACGTACACACCCAACTGCAACGCTGCGTGAAAGCAGCACTGTTCTCCATGGGCATCTGCAAGGTTGGGACTAGGGTGGCCGGGACGATCATTGAAAGCGGTTACGAGATCGACCGTGTCGAGCCTTACATTCGCAACATCCTTCTCGACGACTGGGTCCATGACATGACGGCCCGGCACATGGAAGAGGTTGGCTTCATGGGCCACCGGTATCGGATTCCGGTGGAGTTGGCTAGAGAGAACCCGGACTTCGTCAAGTCTGTCCGAGAGAACCTGAAGTCTGACGAGGAGTATGCTTACAACGAGGACGGGGACAGCAGAATCCACACCCTCAGTCAGGGCCAAAGCTCACACGAGGAGTACGAACCAAAGGTTGAACTCTGGGAAGTGTGGATGCCCAGACAACAGCAGTTGGTGACACTTGGGCCAAACACGGACGATCCTCCGCTGAGAGTTGTGGATTGGGTTGGTCCTGAGAATGGTCCGTTCCACGTACTTAGCTTCAACGAAGTTGACGGGCAGACACTGCCTCTCGCACCCGCGATGCTGTGGAGTGGTCTGCACGACCAGATCAACGGCATGTGGCGTAAGCTGGAGCGTCAGGCACAGCGACAGAAGGTCGTCGGGGTTGCACGGGGTGAGGATAGCGAGGATGCGGAAGCGATCCGCCAGACCGCTGACGGTGAGATTGTTGGCGTGACCAACCCGGACGCTATCCAAGAGAAGCGATTCGGTGGCGTCGATAACAACACGTTCGCATTCTTATTGCAGTCCAAGGACATGTTCTCGTGGCTGGCTGGAAACCTCGATCTGCTGGGTGGCCTTGGTGCCAGCAGCGGGACGCTGGGTCAGGACCAGCAGTTGATGGCTTCCAGTTCCCGTCGCATCAACCACATGCAGGATCAGGTGATGTCGTTCACGAAGAACGTGATCACCGACCTTGGGTTCTACCTGTGGGACGACCCAATCGAAACGTACCCGGTGTCATTCAACCTGCCCGGAGTAGATGACTGGGTGACTGAGTTGACACCTGAGGAACGAGAGATCCACCCGTACTACTTCCACGAGGTGGATATCCAGCCTTACAGCATGACATTCCAGAGTCCGTCCGAGAGGCTGAGTTCTGTCAATCAGGTGATGATGAACGTCCTGCTTCCTGCAATGCCCATGCTACAGGAGCAGGGGTTGGCACTGAACCTGAGGGAGTACCTCAGGATCTTCTCGAAGTACGCAGACCTGCCTGAGTTGAACAACTTGATAACCAACTCTGAACGGGCACTGCAACCTCTTGGACCCCAGCCGACAGACCCGGCAGCAGAGGAGGGTGGTGGTGGGCCGGATGGTCGCACGGAGAGTCCAAGCGTGACTAGGCGTATCAACGAGCGAGTGTCGCGACCGGGTGCGACACGTCAGGGTGCGGAGCAGTCCCTCATTCAAACACTCATGGGCGGCAACCCTCAGTCTTCAGAGGGTGATGCGATGGCCCGGCATTACGGAGGATAGGCGTGCCAATCAATATCGGTGGATATCCCGAAGAGTTGCAGAAGATGATGGCGCAGATGCAAGCAAGGCAGGGTGCATCTGGTGGGTCGTCGGACGGTACATCTGTCGGGGGAGGTGGGGGTTTTGGGTCTGCTATGCAGAACGTGGTCGGTGGTCAGGCACAACAGGCTGGCGTAATGCACGGTCAGGTGGAGGACTACACCAAGGCAATGAGAACCGGCCCGGACAGTGGGCTGGACCGGTTCCTCTACGGGATGGATCAATACGGTGATGGGTTGCCGGGCGGGTTCAAAGAGGGGATGGCACTGGAGGAGTTTGGGCAATTGTCGATGGATCAGATGGGTATGAGTGGTGTCGATCCACGGGGAATGATGATGGACGATTTCTTCAACGATCCGTTTGCGCTATGAGTGTTATTTACAAGATCAACGGCAACCGGGTGGACCGGAAAGAGTTCGTGAAGGACTCGAAGGGGTGTGGGAATATCCAGCGGTCCTACGAGTCCAGCCAGATAATTGTGTCCGAAGGGGCGGCTGTTCACCCCAAAGACCGAGAGGCCGCAGAAGAGCATTCGATACGGCACGGGGTGCCTACGCACTTCGATCACCACGGTCGACCTCACTTCACGAGCCTGAGGCACCAAACGAACTATTTACGCAAGATTGGGTTACATAACAAAGACGGTATTCACTAGGGAGTCACAAATGCCGAAGGTTGGTAAACGAAAGTTTAAGTCAGTCAAGAAAGCTAAGGCTCACTCAAAGAAGACTGGCAAAAAACTTAAGATGACCAAGAGAAAATACTAGGGTCGATTCATGGACACTGAGAACAACTCTCCCAAGAAGCTGAAGCCTTTGAAGTCAACTGGCGTGAAGCCACGTGTTCGCCAGAAGTCTTCCAAGAGTCCAGCTAAGGAAGTCCGATTCGACGGGAAGAGGAAGAACCAAGAAGCTCCGGGGAACATTTGATGCCAGATGACAAAGCTGTGAAAGAGCCAGAAACTCCTCAAGAAGAGGCGACTGCCATTGAGGAGGAGTATTACGTCGAGGAACCGAACTACGACCATCTGGACCCAGCCGTCGAAGAGGATGGCGAGGGCGAGCCTGAAGAGGTTGTGGAGGAGTCAGTTGAGGAGCCAGCCGAGCGTCAGTTCACCAACGAGCAGAGAGCATACGGGCGTATGCTTGGCATGACTGACGAAGATGTTGAGTCGTTTTCCGGTGGGCCGGAAGGGTTCGACAGGATGCTGAACAACATTGCGGCATCCGTTGGGATGGACCCGGCGACGATGGCTGTCCAACGCGATTCAAAACTGTACAACGAGCCGGAAGGCAAAGAAGATACCGTCAATGAGGATCAGGGTGGAAGCGATGAAATGTTCCGCTTCAGCGATCCCGACTCATATGACGAAGAGGTGGTTCAGCTTGCTGAACACACCAACAACCAACTGAACCAGATGCGGACTCAGTTGGATACTATGGGTGAGCAGAACGCTCGCCTTCAGGCGGATATTGCTGCGCGTGAGTTTGACGCGATTTGCGATACCTTGCCTGAAACTATTTACGGACGAGGAAGGCTTAACTCGCTTACGCCTGAGCAGTCTAAGAGTCGTATGGATCTTGCGCAGTCTGTGACTCGCGAGGGCATCGGCTACCGAGAGAGGGGGGAAATGCTCCCGCCCGTTGAGGACATTGTCCGTGGCAGTCACTTCAGGCTACACGGGGATCAATTACGAAACCACACTCTGGAAGCTGTGTCCAGAAAGTCGAAGTCCCAACG